GGCGCCATGCCGTACCTGTAACCGAGCGCGTGCAGGTGGCTGTAGATCGCCATCAACTCTTTGAATCCACGCGACAGATCGCCGCCGCCTGCGGCCCGGATGATCGCGCGCTCTGCTGGCGCCAGATCGCGTCGGAGCGCTTTCGTATCGGGTTTGCATGGTCTAGGCATCAATAGTCACAAATAGTCACGAATAGTCAAATTATAGTCATTCGAAAATGCCAAAAAACCTAATGAAATCAACGCTATTGTCCGAATTGTCGTAATTGTCACGCTTTTTTCGCGTCGCACCCCGTGCACAGCGTTTGCGAGCGTGGCATGCCGGGAAATGCCCTATATATATCTATTTCATTTCTTGAGTTAAAAAAACTATGACAATTAAGACAATTAGGACTATTCCCCTCTGAAACACGCTAAAAAACAGGCCAAAAAAGTTGACCATGCCGTGACAATTAAGACAATTCCGTGCGTAAAACAAGGGTAAACCCCTAGAAAATAGTTGTTGACAAGTACGGAAATGGTGTACAATCAGCATCAGGCCAAGCGATCATGCAAGGCCATCAACGAAGGGCACACAATGACCAAATCCGAAATACGCGATGTTAGCAAAACGATAGGATACGCAGCTGCGCTTGGCCCTGGCCGTGGCCCGGACTACATGGCGCGCGCATTGTCTGCGCTGTATCGCAGCGCCCGCAGCGCTAAGAGCCAGCGCGAGATCTTGGCCGTGGCTATGTCGTACGGCGCCATAAGCCACGACGAATTCATCATCGGCCGCTAAACCCCACGGGCGGCGCAAGCCGCCCATCACTTGAAAGAACACACAATGATTCGCTCACTCTTATCCATCGCAGGCGTCATAATTTTCGGCGCCGGTCTCGCCGTCGCATCCGTCGACGCAGGCCAGGGCGTCTATTACATAGCGGCCGCAGCTTGTTTGTGGGTGGCTGCGTTAGCTGGAGGCACACAATGAAGCAGCAAATTATCGACTCCCTGCGCGCGTTCATCGGCGCCCGTCCGGGCTTGGAGTTCGGCAACTATGGCGACGCTAGCAGCTACCGCGCCGAGATGCGCGGCATAACCCGCGACCTGGGCGACGCGCGCACGCTGCTGCGCGCTGTAGAGTGGCGCGGAGTGACGGCGGAGGCGCTGCTAGAGGCCGCGCGCGGTAGCAGGCTCACAATAAACGCCGACGCCACACTAGACTATTGCACCGGCCAGTACTACCCGACCGAGTACAGGCGCGCTGTAGCTGCGATCTGCGCCCGCGCATTGTGGGACTATTGGCGCAGCCCGGCCACTACGGTCGACACTCTACGCAACACCGCGCGCGCGCAGTTCGGGCGCGGGCTGGCTGGGAGGTACTTCAACTAATGCCCGACTGTGAGCGGCTACGGGCCGTTCACGGGCGCGCATTGCGTCGTAAACTGGAGATCAAACATGGTCACACTATGCACCGGGCGCGTCGTCGTCCACACCCGCGCGCCGAACGGTTCGACACTTGCCACGCCAACACCGGGCGACTACGCCATGACACCCGCAGAATACGCCGACTACCTGGCGCAGCGCGCCGCTACCCTGACTCAAGATCAACCCGACTGGAGCAATCAATTATGAACATAATTAAGCACGGCCGCGCCACCTACACCATAACCGACGCCCGCCAGGACTTTATGAGCGCGCTGTTAAAGTGTACAGGCAAGCACCGGCCCGTTAAGAGCAAGGGCGCCGAAAAGCGCATTTTCCCGCCCTACGGTGCCAGTCAGTCAACGGCTGACTACGTCGCAGCGTACGAAGCCTGCAACAGCGGCCGGTGGCCGCGCGGCAAGGGTGGCGCGCCGTATGGTACTGAGTCAACAAGCTGCTATGCGGGCCTCAGCACTCGCCTAACGCCAACGGAAGGCGCAGACGAATGCTCTATGCTGTCCTGATAGCTACGCTCATCGCCATAGTCCTTAGTTTATGATGCGCCGCAACTCGGACTTCGAGGTAGTCCTGAGTTCAGGCGCACAAAATACATGTTTCTTGGTCTGATGCGCCGCTGACCCGACGCGGCCGCAGTCTACCCAACCGCATTCTTTCAGCGCGTGCAGCAGCGCGGCCTGGGGCAGTTTGACGCCAGCAGGCGCCATGCCGGTGAGTCTATCGCATAGCAGGTGGAACGGCGACCCGATAACCCCAGGCGCAAACTCGCCGATGCGGCCCCGTATTTGGCCTGATAAGAATGACTCCGCGATCGACATGCCGTGCTCGACCATGATGGCCTTCGCCTCAGTCATAGGCGGCGGTGCGGCTGGGTTCCACCCTGATACATCGCGCGCGTACAGGTGCGCTGCGACCGCCGCAAACCCGTCCTGGTGCTTGTACCAGTTCCATAAAGCCGTGGCCATGCGCTCGGGCATTTTGTCGGCCTCGCACCATAGGACAAACCAACGGCGATCCTCTGATGGGATTGAGATAGCCGCGCGCTCGTTCGAGAACGCGACTACCAGGATGCGGTTGAGTGCCATGTAGGGGTGCAAGCCCTTGCGCTGGATAGATAGCATCTCGGGCGGCGACGCGATTATGGGCTTGAGTGTATTTTCCAGCGCGCGGCGATCTTTGGCGTCCGACTGGCGCAGCTCGGCTATTTCCATCACTTCGCATTCGAGCGCATAGCCCCACACTTGCGTGAGTTCCTCGTTCCTGACTAGGGAGCAATTAGTCTTGCTCGGGCCTCCGATAGACCAGAAAAAAGGCGCCATCAGGGTATCTTTGCCAGACCCGTGATTGCCGCCCAATAGGATAGCGTGATTGATCTTGTGCGCTGGAAATTGCAGCTTGTGCGCCATGATGTTTAGTAGGTGTTCACGCTCGTACGACTCTGGCACCATGCGCTCGAGGTGGCGCAGCCACGGCCCACAGTCAGCCGTAGCGCCAGCAGGGCGCGCGTCGCGCCATCGGTTGGCGTGAGTATCGCCGACCAGTAGCGGCGACCCAGGCGCGTAAGTGACGCCGACCAGGGCGTGCGCGCCCTTGGCCTGCCGGTGCTGGTCGAACGATACGCTGGCCTCGACTCGGGCCTTACCGTGGACTGACTTGCAGAAAATGTGCCGAAAGAGCGCGTTAAAAGTGCTGCGCGACACTTCGCGGCGCTCCTCCAGGTCGAAGTATGCGTCATCGTCCTGTAGATACGCGAACCGGGTGAACCATTCTTCGCGCTCTAACCGGCTCACCTCGCGGCGCTCTACCTGCGCGATCACCTCGGCGGCGGCGTCCGGGTAGGCGGCGGTCGGCGCCAGCTTGGCGAGTGCGCCCTCCATGACAGACGCTAATAACTCCTCGCGCAAGCCTGTAGTGTGCCGGGGGCCGCCTTGGGCCTCGACCCAGGCCAAGAAGTCGGCCGAACCGTAATCGATGCAATGTGAGTGCAGGCAGCAGTAGGCGCGACTGGACGCAAGATAGCGGCCTTCCGGGTTGCCGTCGGTGTGCTGATCGGACTGTGGGCAAGTGACGCCAGCCCAGCCCTCGAAATTAGGGCGCGACAGTACATGACCCTGCGCGGACAACCACGCCAGCACATCATCGGTGCCGTCATCGGTCAGTCGAATCGGGCGGTGCGTGGCCTCGACTGGCCCCGGAGTGACACCAAGAGCGGCGCAGATGCCCTCAAGCGTAAACTCGCGCTGTGGGTGAAACTCGACCAGGCGGGACGCGAAGCCGTCGCGCTCGGGCTTTAGGTTGACTGAGCCGGGTAAGCGAAAATTGCGGACTGGGTTGCAGGCGCCGGGGTCGGTGAAGCCAGCAGCAGCGATGGCCTTGATCGCGGCGGCGTACTCGCCCTTGGGCGGCTGCTCGGCGAATGCGTAACCGTACTGGAAATTGTCGGGCGAAGTCTCCATGATCCAAGTCGGCGGCAGGGGTGGCGCCTTGCTCTTGGTGCCGATATCGTCGAGCATCATCACTAGAATGTACTCGCAGTTCGCCGCTGACGCTGATATGCGCCCATCCACAAAGCGGTCGACTATGAAGGACGCGGTGTTGCCGTACCAGGCGCCCTTGCCCGTCCACTTAGCTGGCAGATACGACGGCCAGGTGGCCTTGATCGCTCCATCGGCGTGGTATTCGAGCGGCGTTTTTGGCTTTTGCCGTACAAATAGCGCAGTCTCGCCTTCTACGGCCAAAGATGTGATAAAGTCTATGAAGTGTTGCATGTTGCCCTTTTGCGCCGCCCCTGACCGGGCGGCGTTTTTACTTGCCGTATCTATGCATGACGGCCACCTCGGCGGCTAAGGGCAAGCCCTCGGCCCACGGCGGCGGCGTACACATCACCCTTTTGACCTCGTCCATCGTCGCCTCTGGCGTAGCAGTCTCGACCACGACTTCATCATGAATTTGTAGTATGACTCCGTCCAATTGGCGCAGCGCGTGGCGCAGCAGATCAGCAGCAGTTGCCTGAGTGATATTCTCACACGCCAGACCTTTCCATAACCGCGCGCGCGGCCATTCTTTGGCGTCAGCGGCTGGTTTCCACGCTGCTTTGGCGTAAGTTATGCCCTCCGCATCGATCCGCGCGAATGGGTAGCATAGCACCCGACCGGATGGCAGCGAATACCAAAGATGTTGACCATCGAACAGATATGTGGTACGGCCTGCGGTGAACTCATGGCCTTTGTGGCGCATGGCGCGGGTGTAGGCCGACTCCAGATCGAACCAGTAGCCCACGGCCCATTGATTGGCCCTGCGCCACCCGTCCACCATCTTGCGCGCCTCATGCTCGGGCAGCGACAGGCCGTAGGCGCGGCCCATCGCAGCGAAGGCGCCGATGCCACCAGCAAAGCCGCAGGCCAATTCCTGCACCTTTCCAATCTGGCGCTGATCTTTGCTGATCTCTTGCGTTTGAAATGTGGCGCGCGCATTGGCGACATACACATCCTCGCCCGACTCGAACAGCGCCAGCTTGGCCTGTCCTTTAGTGGACAGCCAGGGATTAGCGCGCGCCTCAATCGCTGCCCAGTCAGCCACCACTAGCGCGTGACCAGGCGCCGGGATCAGCGCGGGGCGCAGCATACCCTTCAAGATGTCGGTGATTCGCCGCCCATGCTGTGGAACAATTCGATGGCCTCGAACCATTGCTGCGCGGACGGCCTGCGGGTCGGCAGCGCACTTACGCGCGAAATTATGCACTTGAGCGCCGTAGGATGAAGCGCGCCCTGTTGCGCTGCCACCAGCAAAAACGAAGGCACCTCTAATGCGGCTATCCTCCTCGTCCGCGAGATCCGCAAGCCGCCCAAACTTCGCGGTGCTGGACGCCCATAGATCGTCCGCGCATTGAATAACTTCTTGAACATCTGGCGGTACTCCCTCGCAATTCAGTAGGTTAGCGCGCACGGTCTTGTCGATGCTGACCTTATCGTCCTTGGTCATCAGTTTGCGCGCCTCGGCGTCTACACGCTCCCATACCCAGTCACGCATCTTGGACGATCTCACGCTAGAGATCGCGCCCTCGGTCACCTCGGCCACGATCTCCTGTATCTCGACCAGTTCAGCCGCCGCGTAGCTGACCGCCGCTCGGCACAGCGGCACATCGACCAGCACGCCCCGGTCGTTGATGCGCTCGTTGACATGGTAGTCCATCAGTTCATCGGCTGACAGATCGCGCAAGCCCTTGCTGATCGCGCGCATGGCGCGCACATCCTGCTGGCAGTAGCTGATAAGGTCGGCCATGTCCTGCGCGCTGTGCTTGAACGGCGGTAGGCAGCATTTGCGGATCAGCGCAGCGCCTTTATGATCTTTACGCATAGATGCGCCAGCGAACCGGCCCACATCCTCCAGCGACCCAGGAGCGCAGTTGGCCCTAGCCTGTGCTGCGGTGCAGTAGAACGACTCCAGAGGCACATCCACCTGTAGGACATACCAAAGTATCAACCGCTCGAACGCAGCGTTGTGGGCGCGTATCTGGTGGCCTGTGAAGTCGGGCAGCGGCTGGCCGTGCGTCCATGTCTGCACTTCGCCATCGTCAAAGGCGTAGCACATGCATAGCACCTCAGTCGAGGCGTCTTGCGCGTAGTTGTATACGCCGCGCGACTTGAGATCGCAGGCGCTACGGGTTTCGAAGTCGATCCAGAGCATTTTCCAAAGCCCCCTGTCACGGGGCTTCAGAAATTACGCTGCTATGCGACGGCGACGAGCGGCTTTTGGCGATTCCTCGGCCTCGCCCTCCAACGAAATAAACTGAACAATGTCAAAGACCGGGATCAGCACCTTGCCGTAGTTTTTGTGCGGGTACGATCCCCTGTTCAAGGTCACCACCGGCACCGGCTTAGTCTGATCTTTGTCCACCTGCTCAGACAATGCTACAGCCAGTTCCTGCACAGCGCGTTTGCCGCCCAGGCTAGTCGTGACATAGCGCACTTCAAGGCCGCTGTCCTCGCCGCTGATGCACTTCAGACTCATGCCTAGCTGCGTTTCCCATCCCTTCTCGGCACCGGCTGGCGCGGGGTCAAGTTCTGGCAGCGGCTGCGACACGCCGACCATCTTTTCACCAAGAACCTCGCGGTTGCCCCAGGCGATAAAGCCGTGAACAAAAGAGAACGGATTGACGGCCCACTTGCTGCCGTCCTCGCACTCAGTCGCGTCGGCGCCAAAGACCCAGCACCCAATCTTGTCCATCTTTAGTATCGCCACGCCGCCGCCAGCGCCTGGTGCGGCAACTGTCAGCGCCTTGAGCGAAGTGGAGAGCGAAGACACGGCGGGGAGACCCGCTGTTTGAAACACACTAACATTTGACATGGATTTTTCCTTCAGACTAGTTTAGAGAGGGCAGCGGTTAATTGCTGCCCGATGAGCATCACAGCGGGGCGGGGATCGCTCTCCGACGCTATGGTGCTACCCGAACTGATAGAGACTGTCAATGACTCCGGTACTTTGCTTTTCAGCAGCTTTTCAGCCTGCGCCGGGGATACTATCTTGGTCACCATCACCTCGGATTCTTTCAGGCGACCCATCAGATGCGCTTTGGCCACATCCTCGTTCGCCCATGATCTTATTCCCCTCTTGGGGACTAACTTCCAACCCGGTACGGGCCTGCCGCCTTTGAGCATGTCGAACGCCAAGGCGCGCAAGTCTGTGATCCAGCCCTCTAGGATATCAGCATTGGTCAGGTATGCACCAATCGTATCGGCGTTGAGACTCTTGACCGCCACATCACGCGCACGGTCTACTGCGCCAGTCATCTGTGGGCAGACTGGCTTGGCCGTACACCACCGGCAATGGTCGCCTAGCTTGAGCGCAGCGTCAGGCGCTTGGGACGCCTTCACCGCCGCCTTCAGATCCAGCTCGAACTGCTTGATGCGCGCTGGCGTTGTCACCCACCGCCGTATGGCAGGCGGCTGGATGATGACCAACTCCACCTCGTCCACACCAGAGAAGGCCCACATGACTTCTGCCGTCCTCATGGCAGCAGCAGCGTAGAACATCAACTGCTCGTTCTCCTCGGCGTCCACCATCACGCCATCGCCAAACTTCCAGTCGATGACAATGGCGCGCTGGCCGATGCGGCCCACTAGATCGGTAGAGCCGAAAACGCCGGGTAGGAAGTCGCCAAAGCTGACCTCTGTCTCGACCTCGTATTCCATCGTCTGATCGGGATCGACTTCGTTTAGCAGATCAAGTGCTGGCCTGATTTTCTCGTCAAGCAACTCACCCTTGATGGCGTCCTGGGGGCGCATGTTGTCAGACCCCAAGATGTGCGCCATTGCATCGTGCAGCATGGTGCCTTGGGCCATGTACTGGTTCTCGGCCTGCGGCGGCATCTTGGCGCACAGCGCCACGCTGCCGGGGCAGTTCATGACGCGCTTGGCGGTGCTGCCGCCAACGATCTTACTGTGCTTCATCTTTGGGTTCTTGGTAACTGAGCGTAACGGTGCGGGTGTAGCTGTACGAGCTGTCCCATGTGACGGTGTTGAAGTTGCCGTCCACCATCATCTCGTTGACGCGCTCCAAGATGATGCGCTCGATTTCTTCCTTGTTCAGCTTGATTTCCATGATCGTTCCTTGGTTGATACCCGCGATTGGGTGAACGAAGTGTAACATGAAAAAAAGTCCTTGACAACATTTATTTTTGGGGTAGAGTCGGGCCATGAAAACACACACCATCGAAATTTCCCTTCCTGAACTGCAAGCCGCTTTGCGAGAGTACTGCTTGCAGCACGGGCACAACCCAAGCTGCGTGAGCATCGTCAGCCACGAGAAAACAATTATGGTCGAGCTGGAGCCTAACGGCTTGGTGACCGCAGACGGGTTTGCCCATCGTGCGAATTAAACCCGTATCTCTTAAAACCGCGCAAGCGTTTGTTCGTGAGCATCACCGACACAACAAGCCGCCAGTTGGGCATAAGTTTAGCGTGGGGGTGTTTGATGACGGACGTCTTTTAGGCGTTGCAGTAGCTGGACGGCCAGTAGCCCGAATGCTTGACGATGGAATGACGTTAGAAGTCACTCGTACTTGTACAGACGGCACGCGCAACGCCAACTCAATGCTTTACGGCGCAATCGTCCGCGCAGCAACAGCACTTGGCTATGCAAAATGCGTGACATATACGCAGCATGATGAATCTGGCGCTTCTTTGCGCGGCGCGGGGTGGACGCCAACGCAAACATTAGCGCCGCGTGCTGGGTGGAACGCCCCATCTCGCGCTAGAAGTTACATTGGTTCGGCGAACATTGCTCGTATACGATGGGAACGAAACTGTGCTTGAAAAGCAAGTCGAACGCTACCTAGTCAAAAAGGTCGAGGCCATTGGTGGCAAGGCGTACAAGTTCACCAGCCCCGGGCGTGGCGGTGTGGCTGACCGCATCGTGTGCTTGCCCGATGGCAGCACTTGGTTCGTTGAGCTGAAGACAGCAGGCGGCAAGATGTCCGCGCTGCAACTGATCTTCGCCGAGGACATGTTACGACTCAAACAGCACTATGTAGTGCTGTGGTCAAAGGAGGATGTGGATGAATTTACGGCCCTATCAACTTGAAGCGGCTGACTTCTTGGTCAACAACGACCGGGCGATGATCCTCGCCCCGGTCGGCGCTGGCAAGACCGCTATCACGCTCACGGCCATGCAGTCCGCGCTGCATGAGGGTGTGGTGAACCGCTTTCTGGTACTGGCGCCCAAGCGCGTATGCACTAGCGTGTGGCTGCAAGAGCGCGACAAGTGGGCGCCCAACATGAGCATGGCCGTGGCCGTGGGGACACCCAAGCAGCGCGCAGCGGCGTTCAATTCCACCGCTGATGTGGTAGTGACCAACTACGACAACTTGCAGTCCCTGCCCCATCTGGACTTCGACGGGATCGTCTTCGACGAGTTGACCCGGCTGAAGAACCCCAGCGGCGCCAGGTTCAAGGCGTTGCACAAGTTGATCGACTGCCCGGTGCGCTGGGGTTTGACCGGCTCGTTCACCAGCAACGGGCTGGAGGATGTATTCGGCCAATGCAAGATCGTCGATCAGAAGCTGCTGGGCCGCTCCAAGGGCGCGTTCCAACAGCAGTACTTCTACCTTGTCAACAAGGAGTTTAACGACTGGGCGCCACGCAAGGGCAGTTTGGAAGCGGTGATGGAGCGCATCAAACCGGCCACCTTCGTACTGGACGCGGGTGAGTACAAGGACAAGCTGCCGCCGCTGCACACGGTCGAGGTGCGCTGCGACATGGACATGACCAAGTACAACGAAATGAAAAAAGATTTCGTGGTGGAGTTCCCAACGGCCAAGGCCATAGCAGTCAACGCTGCCGTGGTGACGGGCAAGCTGCAACAGATGGCAAGCGGGTTCGTCTACGGCGACTCGACCGAGTGGTTCAGCACCCACAAGTTCGACGCGCTGGACGATCTGCTGGCCGAGAATCAGCGCGCTAATACGATCATCTTCTACACCTACCAAGAAGAACTTGCCGAGTTGCGCCGACGCTACCCGAAGGCGCGGACGGTGGACGCAATCGACAGTTGGAACCGGGGCGAGGTCGAGTTGCTGCTGCTGCACCCCAAGAGCGCAGGACATGGGCTGAACCTACAACATGGCGGGTGCAAGTGCGTGTTCCTGTCGTTGCCGTGGTCGCTTGAGTTGTACGAGCAGGCTATCGGGCGCCTGCACAGGTCGGGTCAGGCCCATGCGGTGTGGGTCTACATTATGCTGACCAACAAAACGGTGGACGAGAAAATTTGGGCCGCGCTGCACAGCAAGCGCGCTGTATCGGATGTTGCAATGGAGGAACTGAAGTGACAAGACTAGAACGGCTACAGACCAAGCTGAAGGCTGCGAAAGCGGAACTGCGGATCAGAGAGAAGAACCATAACGCTACTTCGCGTTGGTACACGAAGGTCACAATGTTGATCGAAGAACTGGAGGCAAAAATTGAACTGGCGAGAACTAAATAGGACGCTCAGTACGCTGTCAGAACTGCAAGTTCTGGAACTGCTGGAGATTGAGCAGGTCGAGCAGAAGCGTATCGCGATACTTGAGCGGCTGCACCAACGCTACAACTCGTTGCGGGTGGCTAGAGAACGGATCGAAATTTTAAGGAAAGCAAGATGAAAACAAACATGCTGACTAGAGTACGGGCGCACTTCAATTGTGCTGAGAGGCACACGAACAGGCACAACATGCGCGCCTGGGTGCGCTCGGTACGGTTTCTCGGAGACAAGTGGCTGCTGGCCGTGCAAGTAGTGCGGAAATGATCCACTACCACGGGCTACCGATTACGCCAGCTACGGTGGCCGTAGTAGCCGTTAACGGAGGGCACGCATTTGTTAGTTTTGCTCATTTAGATCAACTAGGCATAGCCATAGGGGTGTGCCAATCGTTTGCGATTGACAACGGCGCTTTTTCCGCGTGGAAAGCCGGGCGGCCCGTAACCGATTGGCGCCCGTTTTATGAGTGGGCCGAGTCATGCCGGCGTGTCCCATCGTGTGACTTTGCGGTCATCCCCGATGTGATTGACGGCGACGAAAACGCAAACGATGCGTTGTTGGATGAATGGCCTTTGGGTGCGGCTTTCGGCGCGCCTGTATGGCATATGCACGAATCGTTAGACAGGCTGGAGCGAATGGCCTTGACATACTTGCGTGTGTGCCTTGGCAGCAGCGGCCAATACGCCACCGTAGGAAACGATGCTTGGTGGAAACGAATTGACCAAGCAATGCGCGTAGTTTGTGACTCGCAAGGGCGTCCCCTAGTCAAAATGCACGGCCTTCGGATGCTAAACCCAAAAGTATTTACGCGCCTTCCGCTTGCCAGCGCCGATTCAACCAACATTGGCCGCAATGTCGGCATTGACAAGAATTGGGCAAAGGGGAACTATTTGCCCCCCGCTAAAGAAGCGCGCGCGCAAGTCATGCGATCACGCATTGAGTCACACAACGCACCGTCAATTTATGAATACCTACAAGACTGAATTTTTTTGCTTATGCCCTCTCAACGAAACGCGCATCAAATATTTTTTGGAGATTACCACAGAAGAAATAATTCCGGTAGAAGACATCATTGACCAATTTAAAAACTACGCCAGCGGCTTTCACGAACTGATTGCTGAAGATTTGCATAAAAAATTTGGCGGAAAACAAACCCTCGTCGCGGATCACCACGGCGTCGCTATTGAAACGACAAGACCATGATTCTCTACTTTGCAATTGCTCTATATTTAGCCGCCATGATTGCGGCCAACCTGCTTGTAGTGGCTTTTGGCCCTGCAATAAGCCCAATCAATGCATTCTTTTTGATTGGTTTAGACCTTGCCCTGCGCGACTGGCTGCATGTTCGACTGCGCGTTTGGCAAATGGGCGCGCTGATAGCCGCAACTGGCGCGCTTACTTATGTTCTCAACCCTGCCGCCGGTCAGATCGCCATCGCGTCGGCGTGTGCGTTTACGGCTTCATCGCTTGTGGACTGGGGCGCGTTTACGCGGTTGCGCGGGTCATGGATGTTCCGCGCCAACGGTTCTAATGTGGTGGGCGCTGCGGTTGATAGCCTGTTGTTTCCAACAATTGCATTTGGTATGCTAATGCCTCAAATTGTCGCAATGCAATTTGTTGCCAAAGTAGCCGGAGGTGCTGTTTGGGCGTGGCTACTGGCCGTGCAGGTGCAGAAGAAGGTGCAGCTATGAGCGAGATAAAGTTAAGCCAGAAGTCTATGCTGGCCCTGTTCCGGGGCAAGTTCGAGCCACGCGCGAAGCTGGATGGCGAAGCGCCAGCGGTGACATTTAACCACATCAAGGACGGGCAGACCTACAAGACGGATTGGGCCACACCCACTAGGCCAGGGGCGATGGCGCATCTAACCATACAGAGCCGAGGTGAGCATGACTGATTGGGACTACAAGTACTTGCAAAAGGACAGCCACCCTATTGGGTTTGAACACTCCTACGCCGACACAGTAGCCGGTGTTGTACGCACAGGGCTGGCTATCGTTGGCGTGGCGGCGCTGGTATTCGCCGTTGGATTTATGTGGGGCTATTTCTGGGGGACAAGATGAACGAAGAAGACGAAGCCTTTGACGAGTTGGACAAGCGGCTGAACCATGTCCTAACAAACTGGACGCCGCTGACACCCCTGACACAAGCTGAAATTGTTAAGCGGTGGGGCAGTTGGATGACAATGTATGTTAGGCTAGTAGAAGAGGCACACGGCATATGCCACGACCCAAAAGCGAACTGACAGGCCCACACTATATCGCGCCAGACATGAGCGCCCGACTGACCGAGGCGCAGCACATCATGTTCCTACGCTTAGGTGGTAGTACTTGGTTACGAAAGAAATTAGATGCCGAACTTCAGCACATGGCCGCTAGACCAGCTAATCCAATTCGCAGAAGCGGCCTATAAGCAGCTTCAACAGGATCACGACCTGATCCAGCAGTTGCAATGCGAACGCAAGGACGCGATCAAGGCGTACCGAGAAATACTGCTCTCTCGTCCTGGCGCCTCTTGACCAGCCCCGGCAGCACCCTGCCGCCGCCGATGGTGTACTTCAGTAGTTCTTGCGCTGCGTCCTCTGTCTCCCCTCGTAGGAGTTTCTGGCGCAGCGTAGAACGCTGTAGAGTTCCCAAACCACAATTAAAAGAGAAGCTGACAAGAGCATCAAACTGACCCTGTGTAAGGCTAACAGGACATTGAATGGCGACCCCACGCTCAAATCGCGCCAGATCAGATCGAAGAATTCCATCTACTTCCTCCGCTGAAAAGGTGCGGTTATCCGATTCCTGAAGCTGAAAATATTGTCGCTGATCCAAAGGTAAACGACCTTGATTGGGGTATAAAACATGACCGACTCCGATTGTCCAAAGTTTTGCTGGGCAACGATATGCGCGGAACCGTACACCCTCATGGTGTCGGATCATGCTGATGCACTTGTCCGAGACTTTCATTTGCCGAATGCCCGACCACCGAAATGGAACGCAATGATGCTGGAGAACAGCGCCTGGCTGTCGCTTGACCAAAGTGCCTCGGCCAGTTCTGGGAACGGTACATCGCGGTTCCAGCCATAGACGAACATCCCAACATCAACTGCCACCATCAGGATAAAGAATCCAAAGGTGATGATGGGCCTGACGCCAGCGCGTAGGTTGTGCATCCATTCGCTAGTGCCCTCGTTCAGACTCTGGTCGTGAGCGTAGATCGCCTGCATCTCAGCCTGCTGTGCGCCGATCACCGCCATGTCCTTGGCTGCGCTTGTCTCCATCTGGAGCTGCTCGGTATGGATATGCTCGACTCGCTCCTGCGCCTCGTAGCCCAGCTTACGCATCTCCAGTTCGCGCTCAATCTGCATCTGAGCCAGCGCCAGTTCCTGCTTTTTGTCGGCGCGGTCTTTGAAGAAGTCCAACAGCTTGGGCAGACCGCCCATTAGGAACGAGATTAGCGTAGATAGGATGGTTAGCATTTGCAGTCTTTCTCATCTTCGTGGGACAATTTCACTCCGGCAAGCAGACCTATGAAGCCACCGACAACCGTCTGAAACGCCGGTCCGACCAGCTCAAAAATTTTATTGTTGTCCACGAGCGGATCAAACAGACCAAGTAGCATTACGCCAGACATAGACAGCACAACAATGCACAGCGTCAAGCTGACCATGACCGTAACGATAAAAGTTAATTTTGCTTTCATTTGCAACAAACAATCGTATTTCGACAGACCTCGGCGCAGTCTCCCTTGCGAGACTTGACCCACTCGTTTGCGCCGTACCGGGCTTTGCCGCATCTCATATCGCACACCTCTTTCCTGACGCCCCAAGTGTTAGGCCATGGGCGCTGCGCGCTACCGCTGATTGACAACAGCAAGAAGGTGACAACGACATATCGCACATAGTCATCTCGTGAAATAAGTTATGAAATAGAACGCTGAGATCACAACGCCAACGATCATTAGAAACCCAACGATGTACATCCCAATCTCCTCGGCGTCCTGTTTGAATTTAGCCGCCCTGTTCTTGCGCTCTACCTCTTCCGCCTTGCGCTCCTTCTGTATCTTGAGTCTCTCTTCCAGCATCTTGATCCACAGGTCGCCATTGCCTGACATCACCAGCATGTTCTTCATCTCTTCTTCTTGTGTCTGAAGCTGATGCGCCTTCATCACAATCGACATCGCCTCGGCGGTGTCGCCCTTGCGATTGGTGGACGCCTTGACTACGACATCTTTGAAATCAAAAAACTTTATCAGGTCGCCAGCAATGCCCTGGACATCCTTCCCCATCGCAATCGCCGCCTTGATTCCTTTCAGCGCAGCTTGCGCTGCCATGAAGGCGGTGACCGGATCAATCACTTGTTCCTCTTGCTGATGGCCTTTGCTTTAGCTTTGGCATCGGCTTTGCTGCTGGCGCCCCAGGCGTTGAGCGACAACAACAGCCGGGTCTTTTCACCGTCCTTGTACTCTGGGCCTGCGTTACCCGCCATCCGCGCGAGGAAACTGGCGCGCCTCGGATTGTCGCCAGACTTCACAGGAGGCTTCAGCGTGCCTTCGGTGTAGGACGCCCTTCCCTTGGCGTTTAGGCCACCCGCAGGGTTCTTACCCTCTTTCCTCTGCCAGGCTGGGGTCTTCATTTTTTCTTGGCCGTTTTAGCCGACTCTTTGAAATCTTTTGCACTCGGCGCAGCCTTGCTACCGGGCTTGTTCATCTTCTCACCAGATCCAGCCGCAATGCGTTTTTGCTTGGCGTTGATGTTGCTGTACAGACCTTGTTTCATGTTTGACCCTAAAAGTACAGTTATTGCGTAGCTAAACTTAATTTATTTTTAAGATCTAAAATATTTTGCCGTGCGGTAGCTTGATCTGCTGGGCTTAAATTAGGCATTTCTTTTTGAACCGTAGCTATTTCGGTATTAATTACATCAGGCGTAAATACCGGCGCGTCTGCAATCCCCCTAAGATTTGATTCAGTAGCGTATCCTTCTGAAGGTAGTTTCCACTCTGTTTCTTCTGGGGGAAGGCTCCATTGTGGCTCTTCAGACGCCGTACTAGGCTGAGATACAATGCCGCCAGTTATCAACGGCCTAAGATCGTCGATTGATTTTGCGGATAGCATGATCGCACGCCCAGGGGCTGTATCAAACACATTGCGCGACAGTACTTCGGCTAGTCTATTTACGGGAACAGCAGCCATGGCCGCTCCCGCTGGGCCTCCAATCGCCGCTCCAGCGCCTACGCGCAACGCAGTTGTGATAGGTTGGTCGCCTATGACACCACCTGATCTTGTTAATTGCTGGGATATGTAGCTGTATTTGTTAAGCAGCGTGTCAAGATTCTGGTCTACAAAAGGCTGTAAATTTTGTTTACGCGACTGTAAAAAAGTAGAGAATTTTATCGGATCAAATACGCCACTAGCATCAGTAGCTTCTGTACGCGCCGTGTTAAAAGTCGCAGCCGCTACATCTTGTTTAACCTCGGCGGGAAGTACCTTAGAAATAATTGCTGACGCCCGTTTAGCGCCTTCTTGCCCAACAGTATCATTCGATATTATTCGTGAAACTAACTTAGAAATATCTGTTTTTAATTCCCCAGAATTAGGGTCTTTCAACATAGTTAACGCAAGATCAGCGTCGCGCAAGGGTATTACATTGCCCCTCCAATAATCGCGTGCAGTCTTCCATGCATCGGCTACTGACTCATTCTTAGACGCATTAGCACCCCAATTTTCTATGTCTCGGTCTAATGCCTCAACTACTTCATTTAATCGTATAGACTCTTTAGCGCCGAATTTATTTTGGCGTTTAGCTGCTTGTAATGCGTCAGTAAGACCTTCGCGTGCTTGTCTAAGATCCTTAAATGTAAACTCTACCGGGCCTTTAATTTCTGGAATAATGGGGCGTCCAGCTTCATCAACTATAAGACCCGCAGGCTGTTTAATCTCTTCTTTAATGAGATTACCGCGCATAGACGCAAATTTAGCTTCAAGTTGCGGTCTTTCTAGCACCTTAAATAAATCGCCGTATTCATCAAGAACTTTTGACAGCGCCGCTGTAGTTTCGGTAGTCTCTATCTTAGTTAAGTTATTGTTAGCTACTATAGAGTCTAATTTTTTATACAGCTCACCACCTTGTTTAGCAGCATTATTATAGTTAGTCTGTATAGCAGTAGCTATGTTCTGCCCTGCTTGTTCAGAGTATTTAACGCCGCCAGTAAATTCTGTTTCTATCTTAGTAGATGCTTTAGCAAGTTCATCGACATTTGCTTTTAATTTTTGAACTACACCACCACCTCGCGTTTTACTAAGCGATTCCGCTACCCTAGTTATTTCACGACCAGTAAAATCGCCAAGTAAATTTGGCGTTATGCCTAGTGAAGCAGATGCGTCACGCACCGCTTTAATATTGTCTTTAAAATCAAAATTAGTAAGTTTTTCAAGCGGCCTACCAATGGCGCCTAATGCTGCTGTAGCGCCTGCCGATATAGCCGCTGCTTTACCAGCCTCAGTTAATCTATCTCCTTCGGTAGGTTTAGTAAAACCCTCCCAAAGACCGCCAAATAACCCTTGTTTAAGTACTTGCGTTACTTTACTGCCCGTACCAAACCAACCCATTGCCGATGCTGGCGCGGCTATAGTAAGTTCGCCAATAATTTCACCCGCCGCTCCCAATATTTTATTGTCGTATTCTAATTTATCAGACTGGCGCGCTAATGCCGCGTTAAGTTTATCTAAGGTTTGCTGTTCTGTAAGACCTACTTTAACGCCTAATTCCACTACAGACTGCATTAGTCCTTCTGCAATTTCATTAGCTTTATTTACGCGGCCCTTATTAAAATCAGATAGGTATTTCTTTTGCAGCGCAGCCGCGTCTGTTTTGTTCTGCCATGCATCAAATAGGCCCATGTCAGCTACTCCTTAGAAATTCTACCCGCTTTAACAAGCGCGTCTATGGCTTGCTGACGAGTTGGTTTATTTTTATTAAACGCAATAAATTCGTTAATTTTTTGTTCCCGAATATTTGCTGCCGGTGCCGGTGCCGGTGCCGGTGCCGGTGCCGGTGCCGGTGCCGGTGCCGGTGCCGGTGCCGCTGGGGCTGGTGCCGGTGCCGGTGCCGCTGGGGCTGGTGCCGGTGCCGGTGCCGCTGGGGCTGGTGGACGGCCTTGCGATTGTAAAGTAGCTTTTTTAACCCCAAGTTCAGAAGCCAATTTATCCTCTGTTACGGCTAGTCCTTCTATAGCGCCTATCATGCGCGCTTGGCTCAGATAAGTTGTGCCACTAGCAATTTGATCCGCAGCCCTGACCGCATCTCCTTCTGTTTGCGTTCCTTTTGCCGCCAGTAACAGAGTGTTTACGCGCTGTGTTAAGGCGCGTTTTATTTCATCTTTCTTTACCTGGCCTCCTTGTTCTGCGAAACCAAACGCTGGTAAAACAGTAGCGCCTAACAGGTCTAGCGTGTTGGAAGTAGCATTATATTTAATGTCACCACTTTTTAACGAGGCTAAGAAAGACTGCAATTCTGGCTTAGAATTTTCAAGTTTTTTAAGCGAGGCATCTATGTCGCTTATTTGTGTTTGTGACGCTGCTGGAAGATTACCTGGCGTTGCCTGTTGCGCGGTTACTGTAGTCGTTTTTGGCGCGCCTTCACCAAAAGCCTTATATGTCAATGGGTACGCTTTTGATGGATCTGCTGCTGGAACCGTTGTCATTTGGCCGCTTGTTGGGTCAAAAAATGACCGTGGTTTAGCCAGCAATTGAGCCGCCATATTTGCAGTAGATAACTGCCCTGGTGTAGGCGATTTACCATCCCGCAATAAATCTTCTACAGTCTCTATGGATGTTATTAACCGTTCATCTTGGGTAGAAGACTTAGCTTTTTCTGTTTTAAGTTGGGCGTGCAACGCCGCAAGTTTAGCCTCCATCCCAGCGTATTCTGAGCTATACGGAGAAAGTGTCTTCATAAACCGCACAGTTTCTTCAATAGCATTTGATATCTGAACCGCCGGGGCTACAGTTTCTTTAGGCGTTCTAGCCGCTGCTGCCAATGATGCTTGTGTTTGAGCGCGCTTCTGCTCTACGCCAGCCAGTTCAGATTGCGCTTGACGGGCGTAGTTGGCCAGGCTCATGGCGCCTTCGTTATCGCCTGATTGGGCAAGCAGCTTTGCGCCCTGCATGATCGACTCAGGACTCGATTGGTCGATTTGTTGCAGCACAGCATTGCGACCGCTGATGATCTTCATCTGCGGGTCTTCGCCGCCCAACATGCGGCCTATCCCACCGGCCAGCCCATAGGCGCCGCTTTGGATGTTCAAGTTGGCCTGCTGTTCGGAGGTTAGCTTAACATTTTGAAACGCGCGCGCATCGAACGCAGCTTGCTGCTGCTGACGGTACGATTCGGGCGTTACGCCGAAAAGACCCGGAACAATGTTAGTTGCCATGATTAGTATCCTTAGGTGCCAAAAATTTTAGCCAGCGCATCAGTAAAGGATGCGCTTCCTCCCGCACCAGCTAGGACAGACGCAAATGGATTGTATTGATTTGCAGGTACTGATGCCTGCGCTGCTGCCGTACCGCCTTGGAATAGTGCATTCGCGCCGGTCGGGTTGGCGTTCTTGCTACCGATGTCCATGCCCAATTGGAACGGTTGTTGGCCCAATTGCTCCAATTGTGTCACGCCAGCCATTGCCGCCTTGTACGGATCATAAGCGCCGACTTGCCCCTGCTGGTACTGCGACAACGCCTGAGCGCCAGCCCCAAACAAGCCCTGACCGAAGGCGTACTGCTGCTGACCGGCCTGCTGCGCCCCTGCCGCAAGTTGCGCGTCCGCTTGCATTTGAGCGTTGTAGTAGGCTTCCATCTCAGGGCTAGACGCCGCGCGGCCTGTTCCAAAGCCGTATTTACTAAGACCCGTTGCGATATCTGCGTCAGAAAAGCCGCTCTTGCGGGATTGATCTATGGCGCTGATAAGTTGCTGCGGCGTAAACTGTGGGCCAGTAGCGCCAACGGCCACGCCACCACGGCCTTGCTGGTACAGTTTATTTTGCAGATCGGCTAGGCTGCGCTCACGCCCAGGTTGCAGCAGCGCCTGCTGGCTTGAGATGTACTTAGCCGCGACTTGCTCTGGCGTTTCGGCGGCGTAACTTGCGCCGAGTTTGAACAGACCTTCTGCTGAAGTTTTAAGCGGTGCGTACAGACTGGCCGCGCCTTCTGCCTGAGTAAGCCCGGTAGCACTAAGCGCCTGCATCCGGTCTTGGTACGCCTTCATCTCAGGCGTTAGGGTGTACCCGGCAGAAGTCACGCGCCCGGTCACAGGGTCGGTAACGAAGTTGGATGTACCAAATTTAGTCGTAACGCCAACTGGCCTAAATCGTGCCTCATCGGCGGCTATTTTTGCCGCGTCAGTTAGGGCTTGTGCTTGTATGCGCGCGGCATCGACATTGCTTTGCCCCTGCATCAGTCCACCAGCAGTCTGTAGACCCCCGGAAATCGCGGCGGCTATTTGAGCAGCAGTCAACGCGGTGCCAGCAGTAGTTGCTATTTTGGACGCCGCATCGGCTACTTGAGCGGTAGTAAGGCCAGTCTGGGCGGCAGTAGCAGCTATTTGAGCAGCGGTAAGACCAGTACCAGCAGTAGTCAATCCGGAAGTAAGCCCACCAGTTCCGGTAGCTAAACCAGTACCCGCTGCGGCGTCCCCGTATAGCCCAGTAGAGCCAAGAAGGCCAGTCCCAGCACCGCTAAGAAGACCACCAACAGCGTTAACGCCAAGACCAGTAGCTATAGCGGGAAGAACGAAATCGGTAGCTAGTGTGCCGAAATTAGACGCCATACGACTAGCGGTGCTAGTCTCGTCGCGCACATACTGCCCACCCGTATCAAAAATCTGAACCGCGCCGGTAGGGCTTGTCTTGCTATAGCCCTCTACGGTATTGGTAAATTTTAGCTGGGGTGTCTCTTGGCTTTGATCGTAATACGAACTATAGATAGGCGTAAGACCGGGCGGCGTGACTGCGTTATTGGCAAAATAGCCCGTTACATTGGCAACCGGGATATTTGTAGCCCTAGACAGTTCTTCAATCGTAACGCCGTTGGCTGCTGCCGCAGCAGCTATAGCTTTTGGATTGTCTATGTTATCTATAACATACTTGCGGATTATTTCTTCTCTAGTAGCCATGATCGTTCCTTAGATGGTGCCGTTCGACACAATGTTGCCGAGCGCGGTCATGTTGCCCGATGAGTCAATCTTAAACACCCCTACTCCCGAGTTGTAGATGTACAAGACATTGGCCGTTTCAACAAACGAGAAATTTGTAAATGTGCCGTCTGCTTTGGTGGCAATGGCTATGGCGATGTTGTTGTACTCGGTATCAATTTCTGTACCCTTGACGATCTTGAGCGCGTTACCAGAGATAAGCGCATCCTTGGTCGCAAAGTTCGTTGACTTGGTGTAATTGCTCATGATATTTTCCCGTTCTTAGCTTGGATTTCAATTTTCTGGATAGACAATTGAGATCCATTGATCGTGGCCTCATAACCTGTCTGCACAACTTTGCCGCTACCACTTGCGGAAGTGGTTACCGTATTGATAGGAATACCGCCAGAATATTCTGAAATGACCGTAGCATTTGCGCCGTACTCGGCTATGCCGTAGTAGCTGGTCACTTGAGTCGGGATCAGCACATTGGCCGATTGATAGCTGGCGCTGAAGTCAAAGCCCCATTTTATTGTTACAAACTGATTGGTGCCGCCAATCGTAAGCGCTTTGATGCGCTTGAGGATGGAGGTTACATTTTGGTCGCCCAGGTCTGCATGGTTCGTGTAGTACTGCATCCGATAGGATGTGGCGTGGTCATTGTAAGTTCCGTATAGACCAAGGTAGCCGCTTTGGCCTATCAAAAGATCACCATTGCGCTTGTACAAAAGCGCCGTTGGGTTGATGACATCCCATGTCGTGACCCGATACGCGCCGTCTGGTAGTGTGGTCTGCGTATTGAAGCAGTAGACTTGCAGAACCGATGGGAAAGTGATGATGTAGAACGCTTCCTTTTCGCTGTACACCGACTTGATGTTTGCCAGCGTTTCTACCGCTATCAACCCGGCTATGTCATTGCGTACATTCTTAGACAGATCATTAAGAGGCGCGGACTTCTCGATGATAGTGCGCGCAAAAGACCGTATTCCAGAGTTGGACAAGAACAGGATGTCTTTGCCCGTATTTTGTATCGAATCGCGCGCGATGCAGCCAATGCCAGCTACTGAATCGCTCAACGCCATGGTAGACGGCGTAGTAGCGTCTTTGTAGACCAAGATCTGGCGTTTGCCGAAGATGATGAGAAAACCGTTGTGCGCCGACAAGCCGGTGATCTCATCCGGGCCGTTAGGCCACACCCGGTCTACATTCAGACTGCCGCTGGTGCCAGTAGCCCAGACATGACCCGCCAATAGATCAGAGAAATAGACTGTGGACTTGTTCGCAGTCGTATTCGCAGACCACAGACGGCCATAAGCTGATAGCGCCAGATCGCCCGAGGGGACAGTCCCTACATAGCCAGACTTTTCGCTGACACGCCTGTAGGTGGTCGTACTGACTACCGGATCGTAGATCAACGGGTCGTAGCCAGACTGAAAGAAGTAAGTGATGCCGTTTAGCGAGGCGCATTGCCAGTTGTTAGCTGTGATCGTCGGCCCAGTACCCCCACCGCCGTAGGTCAGTTCAACAACAGCGTTGCTGCCGTCTAGCTTGAACAACTTGTTGTTGCCAGCGAACAGCGTTGTCAGCGTCCCATCCAGCCCAACCAGCTCATGGATCACGCCGACATTGTTGGCGCCCAGCGCGCCAGACGATGCGTTGACCCTAGACCATCCCTTACGCGACCCAATGCGACCGTACTGGTCGATGATGCAATTGTTTGCAATCAGAGCAAAGCCAACCGCTAGATCAAGCGGCGAGTCTTGCGTATTCAGCCCCAGAAAGCCTGGGGCCGAGATGCTGTAGGTCTGGACTTGTTGGCTCATGTCGCAACAAACTCTTGGTTCTCGGGATACCGCGTACCTTCAAGCGCAATGTAGTCCGACAGCATGGACTTGTAAAGCAGATACGCCTCAGATGAATTTAGACCTCCATCCTCGCCGCGCTCGACCAATGCCCTGGCGTATGCGTTTTGGATCACAAGCGAATACGGCACCAGCAGTTCGGTATCGTCGGCGCTTAGACTGGCCTGGGGGACGGTCAGCGCGAACTGGAGCGAATAGACTGCATCTGGCCGCGGGTAGAGCGTTACTTTAGTGTCGCCGCTGCTGTCTACCCCGTCAAATGCGTACTGAATAGGCAGCCCTGATGCTGGCGTAACTGAAAAATTTTGCGCGCGGTTCATGGCTACAAAACTGATGTTGGTCAACCCAACATTGCTAGTCGAATTTATAGCATCTAGAACCTGGAACTTCTGCCCAGCGCCGGTCATAGAGTACTGGTAGGTAGCGGCCACCGTCGTTATGGTGATTGTCTGCCCAAGAACATTCCACGAAAAAGCATCTTCAATTTGACGCTTTGCGTCATTCACGAACTTGCCTATCAGCGTCGAATAGGAGGTGGCTGCGTTAGTGGCGACTGTAGTCTCGCGCATCCGCACCAACACATCGTTGATTAGTTCTAGGTAGGTCATGATCTAGTCAACCCTTCTTCTTCAATTGTTACCACAACAGCGTAGGTTGATGCCGCCTCAGTAGTGACCTTCAAGATGTCACCTTCCTCCATGATGAAGGGAGCGGTGAAATCGGATGTTGTCTTAGAGGCTACTCCGTACTGATAGACAACCGAATAGGTAGTGGCTGCGCTGGTGTCTACCCAGTCGAAAGTGACATGTTTAACGGACGCAGAAGCATTGGCCGCGCGTAGCAGCACAACCCGGCCATAGTACCCCGTTGGCACGGTGTACAGAGTTGTTAGCGTGTTGGCTACTGGATTTGCGCCTACGGATACCGGCCTCATTGATGTTCCTTAGCTGGACAAATGAGGCCCGTTAGGGTTGTCTCGGCGTCTAAATTATACGACTTACTTCTTGGCTTTTTTAGCCTCGGACAACGCTATCGCTATGGCTTGCTTTTGTGACTTGACTATGGGGCCGGTCTTGCTACCCGAATGAAGAACACCTTTACCCCATTCTGTCATTACCTTGGAGACTTTGCTTTTTTTCATGCTAGTACAGGATTTTTGCGGTTATAGCCCCAGATGTCCATGCAGTCACATTTGCCCTTAAATAAGTTGGCGCATTTGCGATTGTGACTATGCCATTAGCTGTAAGCGCGGTGCCTTGCGTAGACCAATTGGTTCCATCTAGACTGCCCTGCAAAGCTACAGTAGCAGTCGTAATCCCAGATACTTGCAAAAATGCTGGCAGCCCAGCGTCAACTTGGACGGCGTTAGATGCGCCGGTAGCAACAACGGCGCTTAGTAGCGTAATTGGCGTTGTAATTGAACTCATTATCGACCCCTTGCAGTCTTGATGTTAGTGGCTTTACGACTACCGCGAGTCGGCATTGGCCTTGGTTTGCCAATCGCCATGATGATGGTGACTGGAATTTTTTTCTTGGTTTCTTTTTTAACAGTTTTTGTACCGTACATCATGGCTTTTCCTTTGATTGATCGTAATGTCTTGCTATCATTTTAGCAACCTTGAGCCTATAAAAGTCAAAAATCCACCTACGGCGCTGGCGATCATCATGCCCATCCAAAAGCCGCCTTTTCCCTTGTTAGCCAACTCAAGTAGCGCCTTAACATCCTTACTGAGCGCGCGTACTTCTTCTTGCAGCGCCTCTACTTGAGCCTCCAATTTTCCAAAGTCTCTCGCGTCAATGGTCGACATCTTCTACCACCTTTCGGGGGCGTCCGATGCGCGGTTGAGGTTGTGGAGGTACTTCTTCTACCAACTTGTATTCCGGGTGTACCATCATTGTCTTGATGTCATACGGCAATGTAAAGGTGACAAAATTACCACTTTGAAGACATTGAAAAGTTGCCATATAAGTCCTAAAACGGGGGGCAAGCCCCCCGTATGTTTAGATGACGCGCGCAACAACACATTTAACGGTCGTACTAGCCAAGTCCAATGTCCCGCCCGATTCATTTTGGAAACGAATAGACACAACATCAGCAGCGGATACATACGGCGTTATAGATATGCCCGATACATCAACACCCATTGAAACATTCAGCACAATGTCGCCTAGCTTAACGCCAGAAACAGCTATGGTGTTTGTTTCCCCTACGCCATCTGCAAGCGATGACGCATTGAGTGTAGCGGATACCGACCAAGTATCCGAAAAGATACCCCGAAAGGAATCGTTACCTCGGCGTGAGGTAACAGCAGTAGCAGCAGCCATTTTGATTTCTCCTTAATTAGGCTGGTACGATCAGAGCAAAGAGCGATGCGGATTTAGCTGCTCCAGTAGAAGCGGCTGCGCGCAATATTTGCACACCGTACAGAGTGTCGCTGGTAAACAGCGTCGCAAGGTAGGGTTGCTGGTATTGAACTTGTGACCGTACACCAACTTGCTCAACAAGAACCAAAGAGTCCTTGTGGCCCATCAAACACACACGGGCCGCAGCACTACCGGAAGTGGTATCGCAGTTGCTCGAAGTGAAGACAGGGATGCCGTACAGATTACCGATTTCGCCAGTACGGATCACATTGCCGTTGCCCACAAACGCCTGTTCGGTGTACCGAGCAAGGCCCATCAGCGTGTTACGGCTAGACGGAGGGATCAGGAAAAAGCGATTGTCCATTGGCGTATCGGTGTCATCCAGACGCTGGATTGTGCGCCGAATTGCCGAGTCAGTAAGAGCGGACTCATCGTTACTAGCAGCAGTATAGGCGCTAGTTCCGTTACCACCAACAAACGAACCCGTAGCATATGCGTTAGTTCCTGCGCCACCGTTTGTAGACCTACCAAGTTGAATCAGATCAGTATCGACCTGTTTAGCCAAAGCATAGCCAGCATCAGCGGTGTAAAAGTTACGCAAAGAATTTAGCGCCTGGGCTTCAACAATGTCCTCAATCAAGCGACTATACTCGTAGTGCTTATTGATAGTCACTTGAATTTCAGACTCAGTAGCGGCGATCAGCGTAACAGCGGTTTCAGCAACTTTTGCGGAGGCTGCTCCACGGGTAGGTGCTGGGACATGGATAACTGAGCCTTTTTTGCCTTTAAAATTCATCCGCATGATTAGATTTGCCATGACAAGATTTTTCTTGTACGCAGCAATGATCTCATCAGACCAGATCTCAGGAATGAACTTAGCAGCAGTTGTGACAGTTACGCTGCCACTAGGTGAAAATGCGGTTGCCATAATAAATCTCCAAAAAGTTACTTGACGCGGCCTTCTTGATACGCAGCCATGATCTCATCATTAAGCGCATCGTATCTGTTAGGATCTGTCATTTTAAGCCGAATTAGATCTGCCCTTCTATAGATCTTCTTTCCACTCTCACCCGTTCCACCCGTATCAACTGTCGCGGCCTTCATGCTTCGCTGTCTGACTTGCTCGTTTGCATCATCAGATTGCTTGGCCTTAACGCCCCGAAGTTCCTTGTAGGTAGACAGCAGTTCATTGGCCGAATCATAGTCAAATTCACCATCGGCTTTAGCGTAAAGACCCAAGCGAACAGGGGAGGATTTCACCCAGTTCACAAAGCCAGGATCTTGCGCTAATTGCGTAAAATCTGGATGGTCTTGCGCCAGCCTCTGCTGGATCTGCATCCTTTTGAAATCTTGTCCCGCTTGTCGGGCTGCGATCACATCTGGATGTTTATCAATCGTACTCTGAACTGCCTTCTGTGGATTTTCAAAAAAATCTACTTCTGGCTCTTCTTTGACAGGTTGCTGTTTGGAAGAAAGGTTCTGCTTTATGAGTTCATCTGCAAGTTTTCTGACTTCGCCAACTTCTTGCGCCTGCTTACCGATCATCTTTTCGGCTTCTTGATGCATCCGCACAACTTCATCTAAAGTTTTTGTCCGGTATTTTTCCGGCAACTCTGATGTCTTGGCTTCTTCAACCGCGATCTCACTTTGCAATTCGTCTTCGTTATCAATCAACATATCGGTTCCTGCCATTTATGGTTATAGGAGTTTTCGCTCTGCTTTCAGCTTGTCCATATGACTCTTCTCAAATCTTCCATACGATGATGGAAATGAGCCTGACCATCCTTCCAGTCTGAAAGCTGGCGCCTGCAATGTGCGATGGGCTTGCCCACCGCACTCACATTGAACGGTCTTCATCTCATAAATGACATACCGCTCAATCTTATGCCCACTTTCGCAGGCAAATTCAAACATTCGTTTCATTCAAGTCCTCGTATGCTCGTTCGCTGGCCTGCTTGAGGTTCTTCAGCCAAATAAGGATAGACAACTCCCCTTTTTTGAATTGTAGGTCTTTTTCATCCGCAATGCTAGAGACATTGTTCAACGACCCTATCATAGCATCAACATCCTCCATCAGATCCGTCCACCCTGGCTTGATGAAAAGATCGAAACGATCCTCGTAATACTTCTGTAGAACTTTATCCATAACGGTGTCTCATCTATCGGCTGTCGGCAGTTGCAAGTGCGGCCCTGATTGCAGTTGCCGTTGCACATATCAGAAAGTGATCGACCCGCTGGTGGTGAAGGTATAGATCGTCCATGTGGGGTTTACTACAGGAAATGATGTCTTTGTTCCGTTGGTAACTATTGCTGCGTCTTTGAATATGTTGGGATAGCGGATTATTACGATGCCTGAACCGCCTGCGCCGCCTGTGCCACCGCCATTTCCAGCACCGCCGCCCCCGCCGCCGCCTGTGTTGGCTGTTCCACTTGAACCGCCTCCTACATAGGATGAGTTTCCAGCACCGCCACCACCAACACCGCCAGATGTAAAACCACTTACTGAACCACCACCGCCGCCGCCAGCGTATGTAGTGACTGTTCCGTTAATGGCAGATGCTATTCCAGCGCCGCCATTACCGCCAGATGCACTAGTAGCGTTTAGCCCTACAGTTCCAGCACCTCCCCCGCCACCACCAGCATAAGCGGGTGCGGATGTTGTACTTGCACCGCCAGCGTTACCTTGCCCAGAAGTTCCAGCGCCTGCACTAACATCTGACCATGTTCCACCACCCCCGGAACCCCCAGAATAAGCGGCTGAAGCGACTCCTTGAGATTTAGACGCGCCGCCGCCAATAGCTACAAAGTTTCCTGTGGTTGCAGCAGAAGATGTAGCAACTAAAACAGAATTTCCACCTGAGACACCAAGTGCGCCAGAACTTACCGAAGCACCAGCACCGCCTGCTCCTATAGTCACCCAAATCTGTGTACCAGCAGTAGCGCCTGAGAAGCCAGCCAGCAATCCACCTGCACCGCCACCACCACCACCTAGATTGCCAAAACCACTTGCCGCACCCCCGCCCCCGGCAACAATCAAATACTCAATATTTGGCGGTGCTATCCCCGTCCAGTTCTGGTCTTTGACTGCTTGGGACACCTGACTTAGTGTCCACATCCCGGAATACTGGGCCATCTTTTATACCTCTGCGGTTACCCGCTCAACCCATGCCAATGTGGGTTCATCCCAGTTAAACATCTTACCCTCGACAACGGGCATCGGCGTAGGGGCAGACCATTGGTAGGTAGCCTCGTCTTTAGTCCAGCTAGGGTATGGTGATGGGGCATAGAAACCTACACCGTCATACAGATAACCAATCCCAGCGTAGTTCTTACGCAGCGGTCTACCCTGTGGATGCTGCCCACCGGAAGTATTGTATGAAGTCTGAACCCAGAGTGCGGGGTCACCCCAATGCCCGAGTTTCAGGGTTTCTTGATCAATCACGATGACCGAAGTTACTATTCCGTTTTCCACCTTAGCAAAATGTGCCATTCCTATCTCCTCTTAAAAAGTAACAGTGCCGCTGGCTGTCCAGATGTATATTTGATAACCGTCTGAGTATAAAACTTGTGGTGTGTTTGCACCGCCAAATGATGCTGGTGGTGACTGTGTTGTGGGGTAACGGATGATGACTATGCCTGAGCCGCCTGCCCCTGATTTTCCCGTAGTGCCGTTTCCACCACCGCCACTTCCAGAGTTAGATGTTGCAGAAGTAGCATTTCCTCCAAGATCACCAAGGCCCCCGTTGCCACCACCCGCTACCCCAAGGCTGACGCCAGAATAATAGCTACCGCCACCACCGCCACCAGCGTACAACATCCTACTGCCTGTGATGCTAGAACAAGTCCCTGTGCCACCGCCGCCGCCGCCATAAGGAGAAGCGGCATCGCAAATCAATCCAACTGAACCAGAACCGCCACCACCAGATGCGCTTAATGCGGCAGAAGCCGCACCCGCACCACCAGCAAAGCCTTGTCCAGAAGTTCCAGTTCCTCCTGTAGACCCTGAATCCCCTCTTGCACCACCACCAGAGCCACCGTTTGCACCGTTTCCAGAAGAACCTGCACCGCCGCCACCGCCAGTAGAAGTAATAGTTGCAACGCCAACAATAACGGAACTATCGCCAGATGTTCCTACTGCTGACCCGGTTCCAGCGGCCCCGCCGCCGCCAACCGTAATGGTAATAGATGACCCGACAGTTACCGCAAATCCTGCTGCACTAAGAAGCCCACCCGCGCCGCCGCCAGCACCAGTAGCGCCGTTCCAATTCCCACCACCACCCCCGCCAGCCACGACAAGATATTCGACTGTCGTAGGTGCGCCGGACAGAGGGTTGAATGTGGCGCTGAGGAAGCCGCCCAACAGAGTTTGGCTCATATTACAAAACTCACAGTTCCGCTAGTTGTCCATGTGTAGATGGTGTAGCCGTTAGCAGTTGTCTTTGTTGCACCTGTAGATGTGGTTGCATCGCGGTATTGGACGGGATACCTCACGATGACTATGCCTGAACCACCTATGCCATATGGAGATGCCCATGAGCCACCACCACCACCACCTGTATTAGCAGTTCCAGCAGTTCCAGCACCAGCACCAGTACCACCAGCACCACCTCCACCAGCACCGCCTAGACCAGCCGCCACCGTGTAAGCACCGCCACCACCGCCGCCAGCGTAAGGTGTGACCGTCCCGTTAATTGCTGATGCGATACCCGCCCCGCCGTTGCCACCAACAGATACTGCGTTAAGCCCAATCGTACCCGCCCCGCCACCACCTGCCGCTATATTACCATTTGAACTAGAGCCACCAGAATTACCTTGACCAACCGTCCCCTGACCCCCAGCGCCTTGCCCACTGCCACCGCCGCCGCCTGAGCCACCAGAAACGCCAGCGCCACCACCATTAACGGCACGGCCACCCCCGGAAGCAGTAATGGTTGAAAAAACAGAATTATCTCCATTTGCAGAAGACGCTCCAGAAGCACCACCACCACCAACAGTAACCGTTAGAGTAGCACCGGGAGTAACGGGAAGAATCCCTGATAGAAGTCCACCAGCACCGCCGCCGCCTTCAGAAGCTGCACCCCCGCCACCAGCAACCACAAGATACTCAACCCATTGCGGTGCGATATTGCCCGTCCAAGCGCCTTGCCGGATGCCTTGCAGCACTTGTCTTAATGTAAATATTCCTGATGCCATAATTAGAATGTGATTGTGCCGCTGGCAACCCAGCGATAAACCCGCCAGCCGCCAGTGACATATGATTCGGGACTGCCCGTTGTGGATGTTGCCGGGGCTAGATATGATGGGTAGCGGATGATTACTATGCCTGAGCCGCCTGCACCAGCAGTCCCCGTAATAGACCCCCCACCACCAGAGCCAGAATTTGCTAATGCCGCAGAGCCTGATGCTGATCCACCAGCACCCGCACCCGCAGAACCTAGTCCAGCCGTACCCGCACTTCCTCCACCCCCGCCACCAGCATAGAAAACGCTTGATCCATTTATGCTGGAGCATAGGCCCGTGCCGCCACCACCGCCAGATAAACTTGCAACCGCATTTAGACCAACCGATCCAGCACCGCCACCGCCACCGCCATTGGCAGTAGCACCATTGCCCCCAGCAAAACCTTGAGCTGCTGTACTAGCACCTCCTGTGCCTGAAGTTCCACCGCCACCGCCAGACCCTACCGTTCCGCTACCACCTTCACCATTCGTTGCTGCTGTTGCCCCGTAGCCGCCACGGTTTGCCGTAATACTACTAAAAACAGAGTTTGTCCCAGTTGTTCCGCTTGCTGTACCGCCAGCCCCGCCAGCACCAACAGTTACTGTGTAAGAAGTTCCAATTACTACTGCAAGACCTGTAGCAGTTAAAAGCCCACCAGCACCGCCACCGCCGCCGCCAGTTGTCGCACCACCACCACCCCCACCCGCCACGCACAGATACTCCACCGTAGCCACGGGGAAATTTAGACCAGTGAGTCCAGCGGAGAGGATGCCGCCTATGCGCGAGAGGGACATTATGTAATTTCTTCCCACGAACTAGTCACAACAAATTTACTTGCCGTGCTTGCTGTGGCCCCAATCGACCTATCTTCCAACAAATAAAATGAGCTAGTTTTATCCACAACAATTAACGAGGCGTTTGGTGGAACAGAAATTGTTGCTGCAATCTGTGTACCTGTACCCCCTAACGCCGCCGCCGAAAATATCTTAATTGTTATGTTATACGCCGTAGTAGTATCTATGTTGGCCGCAACAATTGAATTGATCTTGTAGACCTTGCCTGACGAGGCAGCATTACTTGCCAACGCCGTTGCAAACGGATCAGCGGTTGACGATATAAGAAGAGTAGATGTATTGCCGTTAATTACTGTTACGGCGACGATATTGGGATTTGCCATGATTAGTCCTTAGAAACCGAAGATCATTGCCATTGCTATGGCTTTGCCTGTTGATGCCGCAGTGCTTGTGGCCCATGAGGGTGCACTACCTGTTGTAGCTGTAAAAACCTGTCCAGTTGTACCGTTAGCTGTAGCCACCGGAACCGCGCCAGCACCGCCACCATAGACAACACCGTACTGCGTTAGTGCCGCAGAAGATGCTAAAGTACCAGTCGCCGTGTAAGCAAGTATGCCACCAGAAGTTCCCGCCGTTAAGCCTGTACCGCCATTAGCTACTGGCAGAGTACCTGTCACGCCAGTAGTCAAAGGCAAGCCAGTAGCGTTGGTTAGAACGCCGCTTGTTGGAGTCCCAAGAAGAGGCGTTACTAGCGTTGGACTCGTCGCAAAGACATTGGCGCCAGTTCCTGTCTCATCGGTAAGAGCACCCAAGAGATTGGCAGAACTGAATGACCCCAATGATGTTGCATTACCGACTGAGGTGATTGCACCAGTTAGATTGGCGTTGGTCGCATCATTGCCGTTCAGCTTTTGGATAGCTTGCAGAATTGAATCCGTAGCCGCAACTGTTCCAGCGCCAGATACATAGCCAGTCAGCACCTTGGCAATGACAGGCGCATTGGTAAGCGTTGTGGCGTTACCAACTGAGGTCACATCGCCGGTCAGATTGGCATTAGTAACAACAGTAGCGGCGTTCCCAACGCTTGTAACACCACCAGTCAGGTTAGCGTTGGTCGTTACATTGCTTGCGGTAAATGCTGTCGCCGTCCCTGTGATGTTGGTGCCAACCAATGCGCTAGGCGTCCCAAGAGCAGGCGTGACCAGCGTTGGGCTGGTGTTCATCACAAAGGTGGTGCCAGTTCCTGTCTGGCTTGCGATGCTGGTTGCGTTGCCTACAGATGTGATTGGCCCTGTCAGGTTGGCATTAGCAGTTACATTGCCTGCCGTCAGTCCCGCCGCCGTCCCTGTGATGTTGGTCGCCGTCATGCTGGCCGGCGTCCCCAGGACGGCGCCGTTGCCCAGCGTTGCAACCCCGGTGACTCCCAGCGTGGTGCTGGCGGTGATCGCCTTCGCTGCCAGCGTGGTGTTAGCCACCGTCATCGTCCCGGTGGCCGCGCCGATGTTTACCGCTGTCGCTGCGCCGAAGGCGTTTACCGTTGTGCTAGTGGTGTTAAATACGGCCGCTGTTACCGGGCCTACTACGGCCCCCGCCAAAGTTGCTACTTGAGCGGTGCTTAGACTTAGCGCGCTGGTGGTGCCGTTGGTCTGTAAGTCCAACGCGCCAGCACTTGCTATGGCGCTGCTCTTGATCGTTACTGCTGCCATTTTTTACCCCTTTTGCATTTGCAGTTCGACAATCTTACCCTTGTTGTTGATGTCAGCTTCCTTGAGCATCAACTCGGCAATTTTCACTCTTTTGTCGAACTCGCGTGAATTTGCAGCGTCTTCATTCGGCAAGTTCGTCGTGAGACTACTCGCTATCTTAGCCTGTATTTCGCGGGGCATCAGTTGCGCCTCGACCGACAGCTTAGTAGCCTCGGCCCGGTTCTGCTCGGCCTGGGTCGTATTGACCGCTATCTGCGCCTGCGCGGCCTGTATTTGCAGTTCTTGCGCCATCTTGGCGTTAGGATCTGGTTCGCTAATTTTCTCCAGCGCGGCCATCAATTCGTACCTGTTTGTCAGGCTAGAATTGTTCAAAATGCCTTTCAAAATCAACGGCAGTACTGGCGTATTTGGCCCAAGAGTCTGCAATAGCCCGATGAACTGCTGCTGCTCGTATTCGCGCGCGATGATGCCCAAAGTTGCCGTTGGGATGAATTTCAAGTCCACACTTGGGTAGCGTTCTGGGTCGAACTGCATGTACCTAAACGCGGCCTTGTGAATGAACGGTATCAGGAAGTCTTCTTGGAAGTTTACCAGCGTCCGCTTGTACTTCTTAATGATCGACGCCACGGCCATGCTCATGCCGCCTTGGCCCATGTCCCGCGCACCGCTTGTGATGGCGCCCTGCGCGTCCAGCGTACCCGTACTTTGCAGCAGCATCCGCTCGAACTCTTTGGCCGTCTGCAAATTATTGCCATCTGTCTGCCCGAACTTGAACGGGTACAGAATTTCGCTCGGTGGGCCGTTGGTAAGGAACGCTTTACCCGGTTTTACCTCAAATTTAGCGCCTCTCGGTAGCCTGGTCGCGTCTACCGCGATCATGGGGCTGGTTGTCAGCGCCAGAGAGTCCAAATGCGACCGTACCTGTGCGTCAATAGCTTTTTGCATATTGAACGCCTTCTCCACCGTCCCCCTGCCCAGCAGTCTATTGGGCACCGTATCGTCTTGGTAGCTGATGACAGGGCGATCCTTCATCATGTATGGATTTTCTTCGGCTTTTAGCAGTATTCCATCGTTGGCAATGACAACAATTGCCTCTACCAAGTTCGAGTACTCATCCGCGACACTACTCTCAGGGAAAAGTTCTTCGATTTTCTCGTCTTTTAGCAGATACTCTTTCGGCACCAGTCCGTAGTATGTCAGCAGCAGCACCTTTTCGTCCTGGTACTGGCTAATCTCCTGCGTAGGCTCCAAGTCCGTATCATCGTAGGTGGGCGTAATGTTGACCTTGCGATAGATCCCCTTCTCCATCCCCTCTACGATCTTGTGGATGGAGATGTACTTCTCTATCGCCACGCCCATGCAGTCATCTATGCTCGTCCCGTTAGGGTCGAACAAGAAGTTCTTAGGGTTGATCGGCATGATTTTGACCGCTACCCGGTCTTTTTCCTGCACACCAATCGCAGCTTGCGTCTGCCCCGGTATCGCCTTAGTGGTCGGCACGAACATCTTGTCCGTCTTCACCACGATCTCGCCTATGCCCGTGCCGTAGATCTCGGCCATCAGCTCAATTTGGTCGATAGCCTTCCTGATCTTGTCTACCTTGAAGTCCTCCATCAACTGCGCCTTAATGAGCGCCACATCCATCGGGTTGCCGTTCACATCCCGTATGTCATCCGTGATGTCGAAGAACTCACCTTGCCCGAATATCGCCTCCATGATCTCAGCGTGGCGTGTCTCCACCGCCTGCTGCGTGGCTGGCGTCACTATGCGGCTACGCTCTGATTCGCGGGTCTTGTCCTGCGCGTCCCATTGGCCACGGAAGATACGCTCGTACTCCTCCCAGTCCGGTAGGTAGTTCGTGTTGCGCCAGTCGCGCCAGCGGTCACAATGCGTAATAACAAAGTCTGTAAGTTCTTTGTCAGCTTCTGTGGGTTCTTGGAATTCCATAATATTACCTTGTAGTGTTCCCAAAAGGGTCTTTGTATTGTAAGGATTCTGGTTGATTTGTGGGAGTTTTGCCAAGATTGATTCTTACATCTCTTCCAAAGCCAGCAGGT